TTATTAAACACATCATTTAATCTAAAAGGACACACCACAACAAATGACCCACAAAAAGCATTGTGGACATTTATGAATTGTGATATGGATTATTTGATTATGAATAATTATATAATAAAGAAGATATAATATGAGTACAGAGTTTAAGTTATTTGATGGCAAAGATTTATCATCATTATTTAAGGATATTTACGATAATCAACAACAGAAGAAAAAAAACATTTCAGAAATGATTGAATCTCTTCGTAAGTTAATTCGTAATGTAGGTGAAGCAACCGTCCTTGCTCCTATTATTAGAGATTTAATTGATTCATCTATTAAAAATGATGACCATTTAATTAAATTGGCAACCATCGCTCAAAGATTGGCAATTGCCGATTCTAAAAGTATTGGTGAAGATGGTTGGTTGAGTGAAGCAGAAAAAGCACAACTCATCGGTGATATGGAAGATACTATAAATGAAATTGAAAAGAAGAACGATGAAAAGTTATTGGATATTCAAGTTGAAATAGAAGATATAAAAACAAAAATTTAAATGGAATCATTTTTAGCAACAGTTGATAAAGTATATCCAACTAATACAGAATTCTTAGCTAAACCAGAAACAGATAAGATACCACTTTACAATGGTAACGAAATGTTTTCGGATAAAGATGCTAGAATGTATGGTGCTATAACTTATCTAGCAGAAACTGGTGTTCAAACGGATTATGCATTTCCGTTTGATAAAAATAATTTTACATTTCCAATCAAAGGGGAAACTGTTGTGGTATTCAAAATAGCAAATCAAACATTTTGGATGCCGTACACTAATACACCGTATTCAAATTATAGAAGAGATTATATTACACACAAAGCAACTGAAGCAGATGATGTAACCGAAGTTGGTGGTGGTAAAACTGGAAAAGAATATACACAAACTGCAAACGCAGGTGGAACTACTACTAATGCTAGTTCTTCAAAACCAGATGATAAAAAGAAATATAAGCAAAATGAAAACATTAAGTTTATAAATCCAAAAGAAGGTGATACTATTTTAAGTGGTAGAGTTGGAAACACAATTCGTTTATCTGAATTCTTTTTATCTTCGGATGGTAAATCTTATCCTGGTATATTCATTCGTAATAAACAAAATGCAGAATTAGATACTAAACCTATTGGGGAACTTATAGATGAAGATATAAACAAAGATGGTACATCTGTTTATTTTGTTTCTGGTAAAACCAAAGTCCCATTTAAGGAAACTATTAAAAAAGAAAAGAAAGCATTTAAATCATATCCATCTGATTTTAGTGGAGACCAGTTATTTGTAAATTCGGATAGAATTGTATTATCTGCAAAAGCAAAAGAGTTTATTATTTTTGGAAAAGGAAATACGGGTGTGATTACAGATGGTAATTATTCAGTAGATGCTAGTAAAGAAGTTTATATAAATTCAGATAATAAAATAACCATACATTCAAATGGTTCAAACCAAATATTTTTAAATTCAAGTAATGGTAAGATATTTTTAGGTAAGAATCAAGGAGCAGGAGGACAAGGAGCAGATGTTCAAAAGATGGTATTGGGTGGTGAGTTAGTTGCAATATTAAAAGAACTAATTGAAGCAATAACACAACAGGTATATCTAACACCTGCAGGACCATCCGCACCAGGACCAACTAATGTTGCCCAATTTAATGCAATAAAATCAAAATTACAAACGATATTATCCGCTAATAATTATTTAAGTAAAAACTAATGTCTTGGAATACTTTTAAATCTACACTATTACCTGCTATGCAATCAAATGTATATGGGAATAATATTGCAGGATTTTCAAAAGTATTTACAACATCGTATGATATTGCTATAAAGAGTGGGTTTGATTCATTAAACAAAGTACCACTTGCAAAAGGTAATACTACTTTAATGGAATCAACCTTAACTGCATTATTAACACAAACACAATTATCAACTACATTAACATTTTTAGATGTAGTAGGTCCTGCTATTATTGGATATTGGGTAGGTGCTGAATTATCACATTTCCCACCACCAATGATACCTGCGGTTGGGACTATACAAAATATATCAACATTATCTGCAATTGTATTATCACCTGGTGTATGGACACCATTACCGGTTGTTCCTAATAATGATTCATCTATATTTTTAGATTCTTTTATAAGTTCTGCAAAAATACATTTAACAACTATTAGTGGTATTTTTTCAGTAATAGGACAATATCCACCACCTGCACCTGCAGCACCTGCCATATTACCCTGGTCTGGATATAATGTTATTGGGTAAATTTCAACTTATTATATTTATTACTAAACAAACACTTTTTTATGAAATCAGACATTTTAGTAACCCTTATTAAAGAGGTTGTAAAAAACGAAGTTAAACAACAGGTTAAAGAAGAACTTGTTAAACTTATCAAATCTGGTGCAGTTACATTAAACTCACAAAAGAAATCAACACCATCGTTAGCAGAATTAACGGAGGTAAATACTACTACTCCTATTAGAAAGCAGACAGTAGTTACAACACAACAAAGAGTACAACAACCACAAAAGGAATATACAAAGAACGCTGCTATAAATGAGATTCTTAATATGACAACTCCATTTAGTGCTGCTCAAAGAGTAGAAGGTGGAGTGAGTGGTGGTAGTGTATTAGATATGTTACAACCACAAATGAGTGAAGAAGATGGTTGGGATACTATGGATTTTAGAGGAGCAGGTGTTCCACAGAATATTCCACAACAATTTGAAGAAACTGGTGATGCATTGCAAGATGCAACAATGAAAGCATTGACAAGAGATTATTCAGAATTAGTTAAAAGATTTAAATAATGGCAATTGAGCTTGGTAAGGTAAATGTAGTCGATTTATCAGAAAATGATTACAAAATATTAGGAATTGGAATAAACAATACTTCCGATTCTAATGGTATATTTTATGTCAATTATACTACACTTACCCAAGCAAAAGATAATTTAAAAAATCTTATTCTAACTAGAAAGGGTGAAAGATTAATGCAGCCAGAGTTTGGATGTGATGTTTGGAAAGTTTTATTTGAACAATTGGATGGAAATCTAATAGAAACGAGTATAGAAACTTCAATATTAGATGCAGTATCTATCTGGTTACCATATTTGAATATAGATACAATCGTATTTGATTACGATGAGAATGATATAGATAATAATAGAATAGCTTTAGATATTAAATTTTCATTAGTATCAAATAAAAATCTATCCGAATCAATACAAATAACCGTAAATAACTAATAATGGCAATCAAACCGTTGGATAAGAATTTTGGTAGTAATAATAAAAACATAAATTATGTTGGTAAAGATTTTGCTGCATTAAAGCAAAACCTTATAAATTACACTAAAACATATTTCCCAAACACATATTCAGATTTTAATGAAGCATCACCTGGTATGGTGTTTGTTGAGCAAGCAGCTGCAATAGGAGATATACTTTCATTTTATCAAGATACTCAATTAAAAGAATCTATATTATCATATGCTTCTGAAAAGAAGAATGTGATGGCATTGGCACAAAATATGGGGTATAAACCAAAAGTTACAACACCTGCGGTTACAACCCTAACTGTATATCAAGTAGTTCCATCAAACGGAGAAACTGGTGAAACAAATGCACCAGATGAAAGATACCTTTTTAAAATAAAAGATGGAATGGAAGTTGAATCAACATCCAATTCAAATATTGTTTTTAGAACAGTGGATGCCGTTGATTTTGCTAACCCAACCGATAGAGAAATTGAAGTATATGAAAGAGATTCTAATGCAGGATTTCCTACAAAATATTTAATAACAAAAAAAGTAAAAGCAATTTCTGCAAGAGAAATTTCTACATCTATTTCATTTGGTGATGATACCGATTACCCAACTGGTACTTTAACGGATACAAATATTATTGGTATAGTATCTGTTGTAGATAATGATGGTAATGTATATTACGAAGTTCCATATTTGGCACAAGAAAGTATATTTGCAGAACAATCAAATACAGATTACAATTCTGAATTATCACAATATTCAAATGAAGTTCCTTACATATTAGAAGTAAAGAAAGTTCCTTATAGATTTTCAGTTAAAGTAAATTCAGATAATACAGTTGATTTACAATTTGGTAGTGGTGATGTTAGAATGAATGATGAACAAATACTACCAAATACTAAAAACGTTGGCTTGGGATTAGCAAATTCAGTTCAGAGATTAAATCAAGGAATTGACCCATCTAATTTCTTAAAAACAAATACATTCGGAGTAGCTCCTATAAACACATCTTTAACTATAAAATATTTAGTTGGTGGTGGAATTGAATCAAATGTAAATACAGGTGATTTAACTACAATTAGAAGAGTAGAATTTGAAGAAGACCTTTTATCTATTCCTGATAATTTGTTAAACTCATATAATGATACTAAATCAACGATTGCAGTTGAAAATTTAGAACCTGCAATTGGAGGTAGAGGTTCTGAATCTATTGAAGAAATTAGACAAAACGCATTAGCAACTTTTGGTTCTCAAAACAGAGCAGTAACTAGACAAGATTATATCGTAAGAGCATTATCTATGCCAGAAAGATATGGTTCAGTTGCAAAAGTTTATGTATCACCCGATGGTGAGATTGATAATAATTCACCATCATCTATTCTTGCTAATCCAAAAAACATAGCAGAATTCGTTGGTATAGTTGAAGGTTTAAAAGATAAACCAAAACAAGATATTCAATCAGAATTAGTTAAATATCTTTCTCAAAAGAAAACATCATTAGCAGAAGTAAATAATCCTTTTGCAATAAATATGTACGTT